TTTAGGGCTTGCCGAACGACTCGATCTCCACGATGGATGAATCCACTGGGAAGTTGATGAGGTAACCCTGATCGCACCCCGTAATCTCCATGTACTTCTGGACCTGCGTCCTGAAGGCGGGGGTGAGGCGCGCGGCCGACTTGAGCTCGACGATGATCTTGTTGTCAATTACGATATCAGCCCGCATGAAGCCAACGAAAGTCCCCTCGTAATTCACAGGCAAAACACGCTCAGTCTCGTAGGGGACCCCGCGCTTACGCAGAGCCACCTCGAAAGCGTTGTGATAGACGCGCTCAGAATATCCAGGGCCTAATGCTGACCAAACACTCTGTGAAATATCACGAATAATATCAGCCATTTGTAAATAAAGTCCGTTATTCTTAAAGATGTTTTGGTCCGGACACCTCATCACGACCAGACTCTTATTTGGAAGCTGGTCGGTATGGTCAGTTGCACCGGATATCCCGATGGCACTCTTTCTGTCGCACTGGCCCCAATCTTGGTCTGAAATTAGAATGTGGTGGCTGTATGATTTACTCTATAAAATTCCTCATTCATTTTGGTTTCTAATTTTAATTCCAAATTCATTCCGAAAAATATACGCCTTCCATATTCTAGTTGATATATTAAGTCATACAGGTGAATGGTCTATACAACCCCTTTACCCATTTAGGTTTAAAATTCATGGACTATGGGACCCTGTCACTTGGGTTTAGTGAATACTATATTTGGACGAGCCACCATACCACCAACCGTGGTCCTGCCCGTCTTGTAAGTCTTGTTATAAGTTGGATTTTTCTTCCCCCATGGATTATAATTTGGTTCGAAAAATGGATTGTTGGTGGTGGAGCCCACCGTCGCAGATGGCATTGTGAAATGCCCCGACATTCTCTTACTACTTCTTGGAAAATTACTAATGCCCTACACAGTTTCCAAACTTTCTAAGAATTTCGCCCGGTGGGGAGCCGATACTTTTACTATTGCAAAATCCTAAATCTTTGTTTCCGTGTTCGTGTCTTCCAATTTTGCATTCGTCTTTTTTTGCAATTACATAATATCCATTATCAGCTGCCCACTTGGCCAATTCGCCAACTAAAGCGTCACATTTGCCAACTGTTTGTGGATGAATTTGTTGAAGAAGTTCGCGAATTGCTTTGTGGTTTTCAGGCCCAGGTCCAGGTGCAACTGACGAAGTCTTTACGTCCGCGGAAGCAGATGCATTCATACCAGCTGGCCCCGCTGGACCCGCTGGACCAGGAGGCCCCGCTGGACCCGCCGCCCCTGCCGGGCCTTGCGTTCCCACTGGGCCTGCCGGGCCTGATGACCCAGGTGTTCCATTCGGTCCTTTAGGTCCTACTGGCCCAGTTGGCCCAGCTGGCCCCGCCCGCCCCGCTGGACCAGAAGCCCCCGTATCGCCCTTGGATCCAGCAGATCCAGTGAGTTTTCCAGCCTGAAAGAGATATCCAAGTGTGCAGATAATTAGACACACTAGTACAAGAGCAAATATTCCGAATACCCCACCACCTCCACTTGGCGCCGGAGCCGTCTTCTTTAGGTAATCCATTACTACTTTTTAGAAAACATTTTAAACCCCCACTTGAACTTGGACTTGATCCATTTAGCGTCCTGCTTATAGATGCGCGACGCACGGGGTGCAGTGCGCTTTGTCAGGGTGCTGATGGCGATCAGGCGGCGGGAGACGGCCAGAGGGGTCTCGCCCTGTGAGATACCCTTGGAGAGGGACTTGTGGCGGTTGGTCATGGCCTCTACTGGGTGGTAGCCGTACTGCGTCAGCATCCCCTTCTTCAGCTTGCCGATCAGCTTGGGGGCCTTGCCCGCCGCACCCACATCTGGGATGGGCACGGCGCGCACGCGGGTCTTGCCCGCCTTGCGGATGTACGAGTAGCTCGTCCCGTCCTTCCGCCGGACGGTAATCTTCATACGCTTGCGAACTTGGGTGTATCCTGAGCGAATCACCGCCTTCATTTGTTTTTTATCAAGAAATTTGTTGAGACTGGCCTAGCATAAACATTCTCAACTTGCCTTCATTTCCCGCACCAAAATCGAACACGTCAGATCCCTCCAAATCTATATCCAAAATTGGAAAGTCATATGAGGCTCTCATCCTGAGTGCAGAATACATGATAGAAAGTCCGTATGTTTTTAGATCCTTAATTTCATTTGACCGCGACCATGCGAGTTTAATTGCGAACACGTCCTTCCTCTGACGTCCAATAAAGGGACCACAGGGTATGACCTCGGCCGTCGCTCCATCGACATAGTGCCACCCATTTAATTTTGTAGCGGAAAATAGAAATGGTACTGATATGGACATACAGACGGCATCTAGGACACTCATATCAGGTGTGGTGGCTATACTAAAGTACTCGGTCCTCATGAGATCCACACAGAATGCCGCAACATGAAACTTGATGGGACTGATTTCATAGAGCTCCCTAAATGTAATATCAATTTTGGTTGTAAATTTAAAACAAAAATCTGAAAGGACTTTCCTAACTTTACTAACAGGTACTAGACCATAGTTTGTCAGAAGAGTCTTGATATTTGGTTTCATAAGGGATTTTGTATTTATTTCTAGAGAATGGTCTAGAATTTTTGGTATATTTTGATTACCAATTAAGAATGAAAATCCAACGAGACTGCCAGCCGACGCTCCCGATATTTCCTCGAGATCATCTAGTCTGCCAGTCTCTTTGAGTTTATAAAGAGTTCCTAGATACACGAAAACACCCATTGCACCTGGGCCGAGTGCTAGGCACTTCATCTAGTTTTATTTTTGAATTGAAATTGAGAAAGGGAACGCGCCTAGTAATACTGTGGGAAAGTTGAACGCAGGGCGGCAAAGGCCAGGGCGAACACGAATGTATGCACGACGACTGGCACTGGGCCGGTGGTGCCGCTGCGGAACAGGCCTGGAGGGATGGTGACCAGGACACCGGGGCTCAGCAGCATAAAGAGAACTGCAGGCACGATCAAATCAGCCTTGGTCAGGCTGATCTTGAGGAAGTACTTGGCAATCAGGTAATAAAGAAGGCTCAGCACCAGTGCGTGGATCGCAACGGTCATAAAAGAAGTCTCGCCTGATGCGAAATTAAGGGAAGGCAGAGAAAGCAGCATACCGGGGCTTAGGACGCCGAACAGGATGGCTGGCAGGAGAACCTTTGGTCCAGTGATATCAATCATTAATTATATTCAATATTAATATTCACCCAAGCAACAAAGTTCTCAACCTCGACATTCTCGCTAATAACCTGAATATCCTTGATGGAGTTCCAAAGAAGAACAACGTGATACTCGGGATCTTCGTTTGAGTAATAGTTTTCTGAATTCATGACAAACTCGAGGAAGTGATTGTACGATGAATTAATTTTAAAGTAATTATCATCTGCGTAGTTTCGGATTTTCATCCATGCATCCAGAAGCTGTTCCGAGTACCAGTCCTGCCAGTCCTCTGGGTGCAAAGTGGGGTCTTCCTCGCCAGACTCGTCCGAGTCATAAGCGAGCTCGTAGCTGTAGGCATCACGCGAGTACTCGTCGTTGATTCCCATTTTTACTTATTGTTTTAGGAGGTCATATCCTTAAGCGTCCTTCAGCCCTGACACACTCACAGAAGCCTTCTCCTTGGTGGAAACAGAGTCCTGGATGGCCTTGAATGCTCCCTCGACCCGAACCTCATCCCCTGAGAAATAGGTTCGGAGACCCTTGAGAATGACATCCTTGGTGATACCACCCTTGGTCTTCTTCACCTTGAGATTCACCTTGACCTTCTCCTTGACATTGACGGTGTCAATCTCGTGCGTCTTCATGTGGTGGGTGACAAACTCGCGAAGGTCTTTCTCACGCTTATTAAGCACTGTAAGATCTTTGCGCGCTGAGGCGAGCTGGGACTTGAGGGCGACCCACTCATTCATAGCACGGGCAAACTGCTCGTCGGCCATTTACTTTTTGTTTTGAAATTTTAGAAGCATTTAAGGCGCGAGGCGCGGGAACTGAAAGTTCCCCTCCCTAATTGTACTCGCTACCAATCTCGAACTTAGGGCGCATGGTGTCTGGGGGGATGGTGCTGAGGTTAAAGATGCTCACTGGGGTGCGGGGGTTGATGGGCTCTGAGCGAATGTTACGGTTGGCATTGCGCAGAACACCGCCCAGCGTCTCTGGATAACCAATCTGGCTGCGTGGGTCCAGGTAGTTCTGGTTGGTCAGAATCTTCTCTGGGCTGAACTGGCCAAAGTCCTCGGACTGAACCACCTCGCGGGGGATCAGGCTGGCGGAGGTCACGGAGTCGATGCTGTTATAGTCCGTGGAATACGATCCACCCATGACTGGCGCCGACTGGTCATCAATAGGTGAGTTACCCGACTGAACGTTCGCGCCCTGAATGGCGTGGGAAGCCGCGAAGCCGCTGGACTTGGGAGCGAACAGAAGGAACAGAACCACGGCAGCCATAATCATGATGAGCAGGTTCTTACGATCCATTTATTATAAGTCGCGGATATTTTTTTAGGATCAATCGACATAGTCGGCCGGATCCTCCTCCTCGGCTG